TAGAGGTAACTCACCTGACCCATTTTCATTTGAAAAGACCACTTTAATATTTTGGTCATTAATTTTTACATTTTCCATTAGTCTTCAATTTTTAAAGTTTTTAATGCCCATGTTTCAGGTTTACCACTTGCAATCATATCAGCCCATTCTTTAGCAGTAGGGATATAATTATTGCAATCCTCTTTGACATGCTGTTCTCCAACATATCTTACATATACATCTTTACCATCAGAGTTGGTAATAGTCATACCAAATCTTTTCTCACATTCAAATATACCCTCACTGTGATGTCTGAACATTCTATGCATACTGTGTCCAATCCATGCTTTGGTTTCATCAAACCATTGGTGGATTTCTAAATAATCTAAAGGAGATCCTCCAAACTTTTTAGCTGAGGATTTTGCATGTTGCCAAGGATGTGCCATTATATACTATCTAAATAATCTAACATATTATCTTTAGCATCACCAAAGCCTTCTCCATAAGCATCTTCATGTACAATTTGTACTCTTTCAATTATTTCTTTTTTAAGCTCATCTGTTAATGTCTGAGTTCCAACCTCATCAATTAACCATCTTTCAAAATCTTCCATTATTCTTCTTCTGTTTTACTTAATAAATCTCCATCATGAAAATAATCTTCAGTTTCAGTAATTCTTACATGATTATTTATAACATACTTTCCAGAAGGAACACAAATACATAAATCTCCAAAACCACCTTCATTGTTCCACCAGTCTTCTATATCACTAAGAATCTCATCTGCAAAATTTTCAATTTCACTATATAAACCTCCATCAACATTTGCTAAGTTAGATTCAGTTTCCCAATCATTTACTCTATCACATACTTCTTCTGGAGTTTCACATGGTTGTTTTGTAATACCAATCCATTCTATGGCACCGGAGTCTCCTCCACCATCATATTTTACTTTAACACCTGTAATACCTAAATCAGCCAACTTAAATAAGAGGCTTGTTAATTCTACTTCTGTCATATTTACTTTGTTTTGTAGAACCTCCCAAGGATGTTCCCGTTCAAGAATTCATCTTTTTCAAGCACCTCATATTGAAACTGGTGCTTTACTTCTTGATATGTCAGCTCCATCTGAGTAGAACAAATTACAAGAATTTCTCTTTTGATTGGTACTCCAGCTTTGTGAGCTTCCTTTAGAATCTTATTACTACTGTAATAGTTCATGAAGTCTGGTTTTAATTCCCTCTTATACTTCTTAAGTCTCTTATCTGTAGACATTGCTAGAGCTTTTTTACCTAGAGGTCTTTTTACATTTGCAAAGAAGTTCTTCTTACCAATGTATGCAACAGACTTACCATCAATGATAGCAGTCATCATATATACAAAGCCAACATACCCTTGAGGTATATCACTTTCCGAAAATGTTTTCCCCAAGTGTAACCAGCTCATGTTTCAAATGTATTATAATACCATCTTTTTTCATAATTTCATTTCTTAATGTAATTAGTTCATTAGTAACTTCAGTAAGCTCAAGTTGAAGCATAGAATTCTGATACATTAACTCCTGAATCTGAGTATCTGCAGTATCCGCATCTTCTTCAAGTTCTTTAATTGTATCTTTAAGGTCAGCTATTTCTTCATTTACATCTTTTAATTCTCTCTCAATCTGAACTCTTACATCATCAAAATAACTTTGAGAAGAATTAATATGTCTTTCAAGTTCATCCATTGATTTTTCTAAATTCATAATGCTTTTTTTAATAATGGAAACAGTGCTTCTCTAACTTTATCTACACCATGATCTTTTACAGAATCAGATAAATCTTTTGACATTGGTAAATTAATATAATCTAAATCATATCTAATTTTATACTTTTTAGCTGCTTCTAAACCTGGTTCATCATTATCAAACATTACAAGTAGTTTAGAATATTTTATTTTAGCAGACTTTATAAAACTTTCAGGAATTAAACTATTCTCACTGTCTGGGGCAATTGCTTCAATATTCTTAATACCTAACTTATTAAAAGCCATTATATCCTTTAGTGATGATAATATAAGAAGATACTTAGCTCCGGTTAGTTGTTCAGATCCTTGTACATAATCTTTAACCTTTACAAATTTTTTATCTTTTTGCTTTGGTTGATAGATTTTATAAAGACTGCCATCTTCTTTAAAGTAACCATAGATAAAGTTAATATCAATTTTAATATCAAATGCAAGACCTACTTCATCTACCTTTCTCATTGTATAATATTGTAAAGGAACAACATTATATTTTTCAAGAATTTTAGAACCAATGTGAAAGCTCATCCAATATCTTTGATCATACACATTCCAATGTCTCATTTCATAATCATGAACTTGATACTTGCCTTGAGCTTTATACTCTTTTATTGCACTGTAATCATTATTAAGAATGAATGTATTATAATCATTTACAATTTTATTACTAGCTGCTCCTCTAGAAGATAAACTGAACAAATTTTCTACAAGACTCAACCCATCTCCACAATGACCAGATGAAAAATCTTTAAATCTATATACACCTCTATCATCCAAATAAACACATAAAGAAGGTGTTTTCTCAGAAATATTGAATACAGATTTAATTTTTACACTTTGACCAGACAACCTCTCTGTAAGCCCTAAGTAATGTTCAAATACCCATTCTCTTGGAACTTCCCATATATCAGAAATAATATTTTTTGTAGAAATCATAGCACCGCTTTTAATAAAATAAAAAGGGGGAGCACATGACTCCCCCTTAAACTATTAGTCTAATGAGAAGTCAGATGAAGACTTAGAAGAAACATTAAAGTCTCCAGAGTCATCATCATCACCAAAGTTTTTAACTTCAGCTGTTTCTACTTTTTTCAAATGAGTTGCTTCATTATAAACAAGAACTTTTCCTGCCTCAATTTCTCCATAAGCATATTTGGTTTTTTCACCTTTTGGCAAATACATGTCATAGTTGGTGTAACCAGTTTTACCTACATACTCTTTACCGGCAATACAGAACTCAAGATACTTGTCTTTGTAAGGAGCAGTCTTATTGAATTCTCTTACAAACTCTTCAATTGTTTCATGAACATTATCTTGAGCAATAAACCAATCATTAATTCCAAGAGTTTTACAAAGATTTTGTAAGAAGATCATAATAGACCTGTCTCTTTGGATTTTCTGACCAGATTTTGTCTCACCATCTGCAAATGCATATTGACTAGCTTTCACTTTACCAATTTGACCTGCATAGTGTCCAAGTTCTGGACGGTCTTTGTCAATCATAAATCCTTCAAAACCATCAATTGGTTCTGTTTCAACATGAAGAATCAGATGTTTTGCACCATCAATGAACTTAAAATCTTCTAGTTCAATGCTGTTAATCTTTAATACATGATTACCAGGTGCAATTGTTTTAGGCATCCCTGTGCCTGTTCCTAAGTCAGTTGTACTTAATCCCATTTTGTTTTTGTTTTTAGATTGTTAATATTATACATAAATCCTATCCCAGTAAGTCTTAAACTCACCATCAATCATCTCAGAAACTACTATTTCTTCATTTCTTAAGTGCTCCGGTCTTGCACCACAAGTAACCTCTTCATTAGTTCTAAAACTAATTATAGTTTTGGTACCTTTTCTGTACATGTAACCTATAGCATCTGCGTTTGCACAAATCAAAGATTTGATTTTACCTGTCAAATCAATATTAGCAGATAATACCATATCACCTTTGTCATTTACCTGAGCATCTTTAATATGACCAGATAAAATAATATGGGGTGCTAAAGTATCAATAAAATCCAATACTTGAAAAAATGCTTGACGGATGTATAAGTAACCTGCACCGTTTGGTAAAGTGGTTACATTATCTCCATCCCAGTTTTTACCCATTGGAGTTCCTCGGTACAATTTTACAGCAAGCGGCATAACCATTTCTTCTAAAGCTGTCACAGTATCAATTGTAACAAACTTATAAGGTTTACCAGCATCTTTAATTGCTTTTCCTGCTTCTTGAAGTTCTTTAAGATTATTAACTTTAATCTTTAAAGCATCAACATAATCAGTACCGTTCTCAAGATCAATAATTAGATTATCCTCAAGACCAGCAAATGCAGTTGTCTTACCTGTTTTAGGTTTAGAATAAATAATTAATCTTTTTGGATTCTGTCTTTCTGCTTTGACTTTTTTAGTTGGAAGTACTATACTCATATTTCACTTTTTGTTTGTTTAATTAAATCATTTAACCAAGGTCTTACACTTACAGGTTTCATTAACATGATTGCTGCAAAATCTCTAAGAGTCATCTCTGAGGCAAGAACATTTTCATCATCTATCTGAACTTCAGGTTTACTTTGTTCAGCATTAAGTTCAAATGTTGGCACTTCAACAGGTTTACTTGGAAACTCTTGTTCAAAATCAGGAAATAAACTTGGAGTAAGAGTCTTTTGAAGTCTTGGTAATCCATCTTCCACCAGTTCCGGCTGTTGGGTCTTTCTTTTCTCATAAAGAGCATAAGTAATTTCACTGCCATCTTTTAATATAGCAAGTAACTCACTAACAGGAACGGTATAAGTAAAATAGGGTTCACCTTGAGAATTAGTATTCTCTTTCTTCTCATACTCTTCAGCAAAATATTTGTTGGCTTTGTATTTGAATAACTGTCTGTCAGCATTCATTGGTTTAACATCAACAATCTTGTTGTTATGATCGGTCACATTATCATAGAACTCTACATAAATGTCTTCACCTTTCTCAAGTTCCCACTGAAAAAACTGCACTTGTCTTCCATACTTACCTTTCTGGAAAAATGCTGTCTTAATTGTAAAGAACGGATCAGGGAGACCTAGTTTTCTAAACGTCTCAATGTGCTCTACAAAGAAATCATTTTCTTTTTCTTTTCTAATACTCATTTGCATTGTTTTTAAGAAGTACTTAATTTTTGTTTTGTTGCTTGGCCAGGAGGATCTATCTCAACAATACGCATTGAAGTTCTATCTAACTTAAAGAATGCAATTCTAGTAAGACCATTTCTAGATTTAAGAAAGTGAAATACCAGAGTATCTGGATCACTTATAATAAATCTTTCTGGACCATACTGTTTTATTCTTCTTATAGAAGGTTTATTAATACCCAGAACTACATCAGCATGTTGCAATAAAGCATCTGAACCAAATATATCAGAGTCTAATACATAATTACCGTAAGCACCCTCTTCTTGCCTTTTAGGATCATCTATGTTTCTATTGAGCTGGCTCAATATAAGGAACGCAACAGGATATTTCTTTTTCATGTAGGTCAAAGCCTCACCTAGAGCATAAAGCATCTCAAACTTGTCCTTCTGTCCTTTCCCAACTTTAAATAGAGCTGAGTGATCAATTGCAACTAGCACATTAGGAAAGGTACCATCTTCACGCCTATGTTTTTTAACATAGTAATCAATAGTGGCACACATTTCATCTATTGTGCATGGGTCATAAACCACATCAATGAAATCTTTTTCTGCAGATTTTTTGTAGAACTCTACACACTTCCAGTAAACAGATTCATCAACGGGCTCTCCCTTACTCATTAATGTATTGTAATCAGATCCTACATTCATACTCAGCTTTCTGACACCATTGGTCTCATCAAGCATCTCCATCTGGAACTTCAAGATTCTAAATTCTTGATCTGGATTGTTCTCAATTATATCTGAGATCAACTGCTCCATAAAGAGTGTCTTACCTGTGCCGGGTCTTGCACCTACCACGGTAATTGTTCTCCATTCTAACCCATCACAGAAGGCATCATTAAATTTAGGCCACGCACTTTTAAGAGATCTAAGCTCACCTTTTCTTCTGGCTCTAATTTTCTGTATAGCTTTTTCTAGAGCATCCCTTTCACTTACGGGCAACAAAGGCTGTGCGCCATTAAATAATTCTGCCATATGTTTAATTTGAGGTAGTTAAAGTTTGTTCTTTGGCTTTATTATATAGCCAGTGTGATGCCGTTATGATCAATTCAATTATCACATATTCAATAACACTCATTGAAAAAATAAAAGTGTTTATAATTGTAAATGCAATTACACTTCCCACAACAGCCAACATAAACAGCAAAAGCTTTTTCATACTACTAATTCTTTAAATGCATCATAGTTATCATCATCATATCCAGATTTTAATAACTCACAATATGTTGCTAAATCAGAGTCAAAAGTCTTGTCAATATTCTGTTTTCTAACAAAATACTGAGCAGTTCTCATGAATTCATAATTCTTTAAACTGTATTCATCAACATATTTTTCTGTAGCTGCAATAATGGTTTCCCAATCATAATCATAGTTCTCAAAGAACCATCTAAATGTACTTTCAAGATTCTTAGGATTTACTCTGGCATATTTTCCAGAAGAGAGTTTTTTATTAGGAAATATGTTAACATATTCCATTATCTTCTGTGAAAAATCATCACCCATTAAATCTCTTGAAGTTTTTTTCTTACTCTTCCTAAAGAAACCATTAATTTCTTCCATAAAGGTAAGACTTTTTGTTGTCAATTGCAAATTATCATCTAACCAGTTATCTGTTTGCAATCTTTTGCATTCAATTGCTTTATTAACAAAATCATTAGGGACAATTTTTTCTTTTATACAGTGTAAAACATAATAAGTATTTGGGGATAGGTTCTCTTTTATCAACCTATTAAATATTTCTTCCATTACCATTCAATTGTAAAGTTCCACTGCTTTTTTACTAGTTCTTTAACTTCAACAAATACATTATTAGAGTCCCATCTCTCCTGCTGATTATAGGCAGCACTGGCAGGATGGCTTACAAAAAATTTGTAATTGTTATCATTAACGCAATCAGACCATTCTTTTGCTTGTTTGCCCATGTATATATATACTAAACCGTTGTTATTCCAGGTTAAGTGATCAAATACATAAGCTAGAAATGGTTGCCAAAGAGCATAATGCTGACCTATTTTTCCAACAGTAGTTGTCAAAGCCGTATTAAGCATTAATATTCCTTGATTAGACCATCTTGTAAGATCTACATCTAAGCTTCCCGGATGACCATTATAAACAGTTCTGTTTACTTCATCAAGAATATACTTTAGGCTGGGTTGCAATTCTCCTGTGTTACTACAACTGAATGCAATACCATCTGCTACACCAAATTGAGGATAAGGATCTTGTCCAACAATAATTACTTTCATTTCATCATATGGACATTCCTCAAAGGCTCTGAACATTTGTTTTAATGTTGGTGTAAATCTTTTTCCATCAAGGGACATTCTAGCCAACCCGCTAATTATATTGTCAAAGTCACCACTAAATATAAATGGTTTAAGAATTCTTCCCCACCCGCTTGGTTCTAGCTTATTAAACAATTTTTGTTTAATATCTTCAATGTCTAGTTTATTACTCATAAATTAGTATATTTGTTAAAACATTTTACTATGGCAATCAAAGTTAAAGAAATGAAAGATGATGCAATTGTTGAAATCAAAGTAAACAAGAATTATTACTTAATGGTTAAAGCTCTTTCATTTTATCTTTTTACTCAGAT